AAAAATATCTCCTTTTTCTGTTTTGCACGTATCTGTAAAAAGCGCCCCGGCACGTTTAATGTATCGGAGCGCTTTTGTATTGTCCTCATGGATCCAGTTTGTCATGTATCCATATTCCTTTTTACAGTCGTTGATGTACTGCATTCCTATTTTCACAAGTTCTTTGTGGTACAGGTCTACAAAGACTGTTCCTAATGCCCATATGCAATTGGACTTTTTTACAAAACCAAATATCATGACTGGTTCTCCGTTCTTGGCCACATAGGCTTCATCGGATAAAATAATGGATTGTCTCACAGCTTCTTCTCCATGATCACAAAGGGCGGTGATTTCTTTTTTATCCATAGATCTCATATTTTCAAAGATGTATTTTGTCAGCCAAGGAATATCTTGTTCTTTTATTTTTTCTATAGTGATTTTTCCGTAGTTATCCATCGAGCTCTACCTCTCTTACAACGGCCGACAGGTTAAACGGGTATGGTTCATCTGATGTGATGACTGTTCTCCCTGTGAGTTCAAATCCTCTGTTCGGCATGGTGATGTGTTTATCTCCGCTGTACAGAACAACATCTTGTTCCGAAAATTCATCGTATTTGATAGGTAATGTATTCGTTTTTTCTATTCCTACCCGTCCGCCAAGGGAATGATTCAGTCTCAGCGTTACGGCGGAGACTTTCTTTTTCCGTCCCTGGATGGTTCCTGTTTTGGTGTTTATTTCCAAGTTGGGAAGTTCTACCGTCATTGTATAGGGCAGTCCTGCGATGATATAGGATGCCTCCTGTGGAAGTGTAAAGTTTCCGCCTTCGTCCGTTTGGATTTTTTCATAGTATCTTCCATCTGCCAAAACTCCTATTTTGGCATTGGGCAAATGAGGGACAGATCCTTTTGCCGTGGTTTCCGTAATTTTCACAGAAGCGTCCAGCATGATATAGTCTTTTGGATTTTCGGTCTCTTTATCATTACAGAGTTCTTCTATGTATGTTTGATCTCCCCTTTTTACCGCGATGTACACGTTATCTTCGTTTTGATTTTCCACATTGCAGACTGCCATGACTTTTCCTTCTGTTTTTATTCTTGACCAGGCATATACTTTTTGGTCTTGTACGTAGGAAATGCAAGCCATTGTTCCGTCTGAAAGGACAAAGTACAGTTTTGAGTCCGGCTCCTGCATGTAGGCCATATCTTCTATGGTTGTTTTTTTTGTAATGTGTTTTGCCAAGAGTGTTAGATCTGCCCCATCGTAGGAGTCTGATTCAAAACGATACTGCATGTCTCTTACTGTTTTTCCTCTATGCTGCACGAAAATGACCCGTCCGCCGATGGATAAAGGAATGACATTCGTTGTACCCCTGGATGTCTGCATTTTCGGGTTTGCTTTTGTTGGCGTGACCGCGGATCCACCGGAAAGGATCCATTCATTTCCGCCTGTCATGATGACTAAATCTGATTCCGGTACAAGGTGTTCTATGGTCTGCTGTTTTCTATTGATGAAAGCCAAGGCTACTGCCGAATCATCTGTGACGGTTCCGGATACTTTTTCTACAGAGAAGTTATTATAGTCCCCGCTTCTTGACAGCCATAACATATACGGCTGTTTTTTCGTTGCTGCCACACAAAGCCTGTCCTGAAAAAATCCAATAGCAGAGGGATACCCGAATTGATCATTCCAGGCGTTCAAGCATATATAGTCCGCGGCATTCGTATTCGCAAGAGAATCTATAACTTCTGCATTAACTTCTGTGGGGGAGATGTAACCGGTGATTTTTACCATGCCCACGTGTGTATACGGTAGTGCGGTGAGGTCTGCATTCCCCGCGGTAGAGACAATTTTTAGTCTTGTGTATTCTTCTACTGTCCCCGATTCCGATGCATTGAAGTCATCGTTTGATTTATAGGTTCTGTAATCTTTCCACGGACCATTGTTTGTGCTTTTCTGTACCGTTACGGTTCCTGTCCATGTACCATGGGTAATGATCTTCCATGATTTTCCACAGAGTACTTCTCCCGATGTCCCGCCGCCGTTTTGTGTCACAGTCTGCGAGTCTACTTCCTGGTTGAGCTGTATATAGGCGCCGATCATGTTTTCTGAAAAATAGTTTTTACTTGCATATAGTTTAATGGTTCCTGTTTTCCCCGATGGCACTATTGACAGATCGGCTTCCAGTTTTATGTTTACCCACCCAGGACTTCCGGGAGATCCATTTTCTCTCCCCGTTCCACCTATGCCACCGGCACCGCCATTACCCATGTTTGTGCCGTTTATTTCTTCGTGACCATGTTTTCCGCCTTCTGCGGTAATTCCGTTGAAAGAGGACGGGGTTCCATCTGTTCCGGGTTCGCCATTGGTTCCTTTACCGCCGGCCCCGCCGGCTCCTATGACTACTGTATAAGAGTTATCTTTTTTTAGATCTATTCTTTGCGTTACAAGGGCACCTCTGCCGCCGTCACCGCCTTTTATGTATCTATCATTCAAAAATTTTATGTATTTGCCTCCTGCTCCGCCACCGCCGCCGCCCGCGATGGTTATCGTATATGTACCGTCTTTTTTACAGTTGAATGTATAGTTTCCTGCAGAGTCATAGGTGGTATCTACTTTGCCTTCCATTTCTGTTGAAAGGGAGATATCAAAATAGGGCTTTTTTATTTCATAGTCCCCAATGGTCCAATTGGTGTCGCTGTGCCTTGACAGTTTCTGTATCGGGTGTGTTCCCGATGCAATGAACATCACATCAGCAGACTGGCATGTTCTTAGTTCTTTCAGTTCATCTTCTGTAAAAGGTGTTACGAGTTCTATTCCTGTATATCGTTTTCCTTTCCAAATTCGTATATATCTGTCTCCTATTTCAAGCATGAATGAGCTATCTATTGTGGTAAATTCTTTTAGCAGCACTTTTTCGTTTTTTGTTTTTCCGCAGTACAAGGTTCCCCCACGTTTATACACCGCTCCATAGGGACGTATATAGGCATTTTCCGCAGTGAGCAAAGCGGCTGCGTATTTATCCAGGTCTATTCTATTTGCCACTTCCGGGGATATTTCTCCGGTGGCAAAGGATGATTGAATGTGGTAGATGGTTTCTCTCTGCATATTAGCCTCTCATATTGAAATATTTACGAGGGTATGTCGTTTCATGATGGTTCTGTACGGCGCTTTCCTGTTTCGCATTAATCAGCGCCTGATGCATGAGTTGATACTGCAGGTTTGCAGCACTGGGACTTCCCGACAAAGGTACTGCTATGTTTGCCGCCAAGGAATGAGACAGTGCTTCAATGAAATAATCAGTGAATAGTTCCCCGTTCTCCACGTCTGCGGTATAGCTTGCATAGGCATTTTGTATGTCCGTGCAGATTACTTTTGTTGAGTCGTTTACCGTTGAAATGAAGTAGTCTTCTTTTCCTATTTCTCTTGCACTTTCTTTTTCGTAGATTTTTCGGATGACAAGGCATTTTGCCGGGTAGGCATAGATGTACTTCCATCCGGGGATTTTTTCATTTAAGAGTGCGAGTTTTACATATCTTTCCGCAAATCCCCATCTGTGTTCGGACAGGAGTTTTCTTCTTAGGTGGTCATAGAATATACCGCATTGGATTGCTTCTTCCGACTCTTCTTCAATTGACGCTATTCTGCCTTGCCCGATGTAGGCAAGTGCCATATTGCAAATGTCTGTACTGTTCATAGATCCTCCTTTTCTCTATCTACTACTTTTTAAGTAGTTTTAAGAGTAGTAAACATAGAAAAAGAGGAGACGCTTCTGCGCCGTCCTCTTTGTCTTTAACAGTATTTCTTTACCAACTCTACCAGTTCTTCTTTGGTTTTAATGTCCTTCGGAACATCTTTCCCTGCACGGATTAATCTGGCGCGGAGTTCATTGGCGGAAAGGTCTTCTAATTTCCGCCCTCCTACCGCTTGTCCAAAGTGGATGCCACTCATACGAGGTCTACATCCATGGTGAGGAATGCGCGGATGGTTCCTGTTGTGGCCCCTGCTACTTCAATCTGCAGGAATTTCTTGCATCCCGCCGGTACTTTCACTGCCGCACCTGCCCCTTCGTCTTTTGCAAGAGAAAGAGTTGTCAGCGTGACGGCTCCCGTCATATCTTCTTTGTCCGCGGTCTTAAGTGTGATTGTTGCCGCGGCAGAAAGCGGTTTCAACGCAATGACTTTCAGCCACAACGGATTATACGCGTCTCCGCCTTCGCCGTTATTTACGACTGTAGATTTTGTTCCTTTGGACAAATCCTGTTCATAGAAAAAGGTGTTTTCTGCATCAATAATCATTTTTAGTCCTCCTTATTTGTTTTCTGTAATTGCGTCTTCGGTGTCCACGAGGGCGTCTTCTTTGCGTACAAGAATACCGTTTACGGAGATTGTTACCGGACCTTCCATCAGTTCGCGGCGGGTGATGTAGGAATTAGCCTTATCGCTATAGAAGATGGTAAGGAATGTATACATTTCCGGGGACACGTACCATACGGGATGGACGGTATTGAGATTCCTCATGCGTCCCTGCGCACGGATCATGGCGTCTACTACCGCTTTTTTCTGTTCCACAGTGGCCGCTGCGGCGTTCACGGCTCCTAAATCAATGTTCCTTACTGCGGCAACCATTTCAGGATCTTTGACGGCAAGTCCGGGTTTCCACTTGAAGAGTGTGGAGAGGGCGCGGAATTTATATCCGTCTGCATCTATGGCGTCTACCTCTCCCAGGTCTTGGCGTTTCAATCCTGCATAGCCGTATTTTGGGTAAATGCCTGTAACGGCACGGTCTCCCCAGCCCACAAGAAATGCGGAAGAAAGTTTGCCCTTCCCTGTTCCGCCGGCATTGATGACCTGGTAAGAGGCATCGTGTTTTTTGCCGCCGTATTTGTTGTAGCGGATTCCCAGTCCGTTGAATTCATCCAAATTCTTTGCGGAATTTCCGTAGAACATGTGGTGAGCCACGGCCTCCCCCATGGCTTCGACAAACGCCATGTCTTCGGATGTTCTGAACGCTTCTTTATCAGGAGCAAGAGACACGAGTTCTACGTCCACTTCCGAGCGGGACTCCATCAGGCAGCAGGTGTCCGTTACCTGTTTGGTGCTGGATTTTCCTACCGGCACGCCGCGGTTAATCTGCCTAAGATGTACTTCGGGCAAGCCGTTCCGCTGCGTAGTCTGGTTGCCTGTGGGCAGGTTTCCTTCTGCCCATCTTACGTCTTCTAAAATTGGATTGGACTGGACGAGTGTTTCAATGACTACATCAATGGATCCATCCGGTGCCTGTCTTTTTCTTAAATCATTCAGTGTTAATGCTACTGCCATTTGTTATTCCTCCTTAATAATTCTCAAAATTGGTATTGGGGTACATGGGTGTTTTTCCGCCTTTTGCATTTCCGCCGCCTACGCCGCCGTCTTCGGAAACAAGTCTTCCCAGTTCGGAAATGGCACGTACGATTTCTATACGGTCTCCTACGCCTGTTTCGCTTAGGAGTTTCCTGATTCCTGGTGATGTTTTCTCCAGATGCTGGAGTCCTGCGCCGTATTCGTTCATGGTTTTCTCGAAGTCAGCCCCAAGTTCTTTTCGGGTTTCTTCCTGCCACTTGTCGTACTGTGCTTCCCGCATGTCGTTCATCTGCTGGATAAGCCCTTTCCCGTACTCAAAACCGTATACGGCCATCTGGTTTGCCTGTTCGTTGGTAAGGTTCATTCCTTTACAGATTTCACCGAATTTCTGTGAAATGGCTTCATCTAAGGTTTCGCCTTCGGGCAATGCCGATGTGAAATCGTATGCTTCCGTGGCGCCTTGCGGGTTCTGCGGATCCGTGTTATTGTTCGCCTGTGCCTGCTGGTTCTGTACGTCTTCCATTTGTTATTCCTCCTTGTTTTCTAATAATGCTTTTGCTTTGAATTGAAATTCGATGTACTCTTTTTCGGCTTTCTGTCTTAGTTCGAATCCTTCTTTTCCTAAGAGTTCGACCATTTCTTTTTCTATCTGGATCCCGATCGACCTTCTGCCTTCGTTGTAGAATGTCTGCGAATTTCCTGTGAATGTTTCGGCTTTGTAGCCTGTCATTTCAAGAATGTGAATAAAAAACCATCTCCCCGCTTTGCTTTTCAAAACGGTTCTGATGGCTTTTACGTCTTCTTCTCTTTTCTGTTTTTCTATGTATTTTCTGATGAGCACATCGTGCTCTGTTACATTTGTTTTCATTTATCCACCACCTATCCCCAAGAGGTTCTGCAATGCAGGGTTTCCATCATTGGCAGCATCTGTCAGGTTTTTCGCCGCCTGTGCCGCCGGTGCCATGGCCTGTGCCTGCTGCATCATGTACTGCTGTTCTTGCTGTTGTTCCATGGCTTCTTGTTCGGCTTTTATCATCTGCATGATTTCTTCCGTGCTTCTTTGCATGACGGCAGGAGCGCCAAGGAGTTCGAAATATCTCTTGACGGTACCGATCGGATCGATAGCTTTCAGGGCTTCCGGATAGATCTGCGCCATTTGTCCAGCAAAGGATACGGCCTGTTCGATATTGACAAGGCCGCTCATTTTCTGCGCCTGGGCAAGGGGCGAGATGTACTCTATCTTTATGTCCTGGTCTGCCATTCTTTCAGCAAGTTCTTCTGGGAGCGGTGGAAATAGTCCCATTCTTTCCGCGATGTTATAGACTCTTTCGATGATCGGCGAAAGGAATTCATCCTGCAGGCGTTCTACCACAGGTCCCAGTTGCTGGAGTTTTTCCTGCTGGCGTTCCATAACTTCCCGCGCTGTCATCTGCGGGGTGTCGATAGAGTCAAGCATGAGAAAGAGGTCTGCGCTATATGTTCTTCTTATGCTTTCTTCTGTCCGTTGGATTTCTGTGGCAAGCCATTCCGGATTTCCCGGCACTTGGAAAAGAGGTTCTACTGTCGGATTGGTTCCCGTACTGTTTACGTTTGTATACCCGCCGGGGATTAGATCAACGCCTCCTATATCTCCTACACTGGCGGGTCCTTTCATGGGTGGTTTTACCATGAGTTCTACCGCCGTCAGAAGGTCTTTTTTCATGATCTGCAGCATTCTTGCATCACCTTCGGCGTACCATCCAGGACCTTTCCCGTAAGGACTGCCTTCTATGGTTTGGTATCGTGCCGTTGGAACAGGAAATTCTTCAAATCCGCCGGTAAATAAAAAGCCTTTCCCTTCGTCTACTGATTGTTTATCTATCCAGTAGAGCGAGGTATAAGGCATGTTTTTACTTCCTGCTTGTCCGACTGTTCTGTATCTGTTCGGCATGACAAGCCAATAGGTGGTAAATGATTTGTTGTATCTTCCGCCTTCGTTCTGCAGGGCGTCTTTGACGGCACGCGGCAGGTTTTCTTCTCCAAATTGTTCCAGGAGCTGGTCTGCTGTCATCTGGAATTCTCTGCAGAATGTATCTACTCTCCCGCTTGCTCCGCTTGCCAAGTAGTAGGTGCCGATGGTGTACTGCTGAAATCTCACGCCTGTTTCCGGTGATGCGAATACTCCCAATGGTGCCTGTCCGTGGGCAATTTCCATGTAGCATGAATGGATGGAGTTGTAGAAGTTGGATCGATGGAGCATGTACTCCACGATTTCCTGTCTGATATCCAGGACACTTGCGGCTTCCATATCTTCGTTTGCGCTGCTGTTTGAAAAGCCGAATTTAAACCATTGCCTTGACGGTGGTGTGAGTCCGGATTCCATCCCTGCGGCGAATGCGATATTAGCAAGCCACGCTACACCGTTTGAAATCATGAGATCTTTTCTTCTGGCTTTGTTTGTGGCGTCCGCGGTGTCTCCAAATTCTCCGATGAAAGGAAGTTGGTGATCTCTTATATCTTTCCATCGTTCTTCATAGTCCCGCCG